TTAAATACCGATATATTTTGCGAATTGCGTTGCTGTTTTTTCTTTTCGTTTGTCTGTAATGTGGATATATAGATCCATAGTTATTTGAATAGACGAGTGGCCTAAACGTTCTTGTACGTCCTTAATATTTGCACCAGCTTCTAAAAGTAAACTAGCATGTGTATGTCTAAGACCATGAATAGTAATACGTTTAAGATTATTTTGTTTGATAATCACTTCTAACCATTTACGAGGCTTAGATAATTGGAGATATTCGTTTTTCTGGTTAGAAAATACCAGTTGATTTTTGCTTAACGTATTAATTCCCAATGTTAACAACCATTTTCTTTGTTCTAATCGCCATTTCTTCAAGATGTTCATAGTTTCATCATCGACTGGTATATCTCGCTTAGAATTTTTGGTTTTAGGTTGCTCTACATAAAGGCGTCTATTTTTTCCTCTGGCGAGAGTTTTATTTATCTTGATATAATTATCATTAAAATCAATATCTTTCCATGTGAGAGCTAAGAGCTCGCCTACGCGCATCCCTGTGAAGGCTAGTGTCCGAAAAAAAGAATACATACGAATATCTTTTTTCTTTTCTACTGATTTCAAAAAGATTTCTAGTTCTTCTTTACTAAAAAAGTTTAAAGTATCTTCTTCATGAACAGAGACTTTTCTTTTCGGAACTGTGATTTTTTTTAAAGGATTATCTTGTAGATATCCTAATTTAATAGCATAATCACATATACGCGAAGCATTATTGATGAATTCTCTATACAACACAAATTTTTTTACCTTTTCATTAGCGAACTTTTGAGCTATATCAATCGTTATTTTGTTGATTTTATAAGCGCCAAATGCTGGTAATATATGATTCGCAAACTGTTCTTTTGTTTTAACGAAAGAGCTTTCTTTTACAGTTTGTTCATAATTTACGATCCATAAATCGTAAACTTCTTGAAAAGTTAATTCTTTAGTTTTATTTAGCCCATTATTTTCGTATTCTAATTGTAATTTTGTCAGTGCTAATTGAGCTTCTTTTTTTGTTTTAAAACCTCTTCGTGTAGTTCTCACTTGTTTGCCAGTCAAGGGATCTACTCCCAAATAAGTTTGAAACTTCCACAATTTTTCACCGTTTTTCTTTTTGTATTGTTCGAATGTTGCCATTTTTTTCGTCCTTTCGCTCGGGTAAGTGTTCGGACTAAAATAGCTGGCATCACCTCCTTAAGTGGACGTATTTTTATTTAACTCTTAGTTCTTGTCCTGGATAAAGCATGTAGTTATTTGGATCCATACCATTTAACGCTAATAGTTGATCTACCGTAATTCCAGCTCGTTCAGCTATTTGTTCAGGTCCTTCCCCAGGTTGTAAAGTCAAGGTTTCAGTTCCAGATGAAGAAGGTGCTGTGGATTGAGCTTGATTAGCTGGTACATAATCTTGTGGTACTGATTGCTCCGTTGAACTAGGAGTAGGTGAAACTTGTTCAATGCTTGAACTAGGAGCAGCTTCTGCATAGTTTTCTATACTTTCAACAGAGTAAGTACTACTAGTTTCAGAAGGCGTGTTCTGCGCAATAGCAGCTTGTTCTACTGTACTAGAAGATGTAATAGTACTTTCTGTTGTAGTCGAAGATGATTGTTCGTTGCTACTTGTTGAGCTAGTAGTTGTTCTAGAGTCTTTAGTTTTTTCCTTTTTGTAGGGTTTTAAAACTAATTTCTCTTTATCATCAGATTTATTAGATTTTTCTGGAGTCAAAATAATGTTTTTGTCTTCTTTGCTAACGGTATACTTGGCATCGTTATCCTTGTCTTTGTCGTCTTTCCAAGTCATAACATTACCTTCAAGAGTGTATTCAAATTTATAATTCATTTGATCAACTAGGCTTTTAGCAAATTCTTCTCCCATGGCTTCCCACTCATCGCTAGCTGTAGATTTCATTTTGCTTGTGTCAACACTAAGAGAAACGATATGATCAGAAAATGATGCTATCATATTTGGTTCGTCATCTTTGGTTGCTTCAATCAACCAATCATTAGCTTTTAAATCATCTGTGGTTACTTTTTTCCCACAAGCAGTGAAGAGTAGTAGGGAAGCAAGAACTAACAGACTTCCTATCATTTTTTTCATTTTTTATTCCTCATTTCTATGATATGATTTTTATTGGGGAATCTTAGAAATAAGGTTTCGAGTCCGTGTTGCTGCACGGGCTTTTTTTATTTAAATAAATCCCAAAAACTGAATGTAGTTTTCTTGTATACTTTGTTGTAAGCAGCCTTTTTTGGGTCTTTAATCCAGCCGCTACCTTTTTTCCCATAACCAGGAATAACTGCTTTTTTTACTTTTCTTTTTGCTTTTCCAGTGGTTCTAGCGCTAATGGATTTTTTTATACTCGGTTTTCTCATTCCAATTTTCATTTTATACCCTCTCAAATTAATTATAGTTGGACAATATATACAACGACTTTCCCATAAATTTGAACGTATTTAGTATCATCATAATTAACCACAATATCAGTGAAAGAAATGTTAGAAGAATCAGGTCTAAAAATGATGCGATTATTTTGTTGATCATTTATATATCTTTTTACAGAAAATTCGTTATCGTTGCTAAAGACTACTATATCTCCATCTTTTAACTCATCACAGCTCTCTATTTTCTTTACAGCAATTAATGATCCATCAGGAATAACGTTATTCATGGAATCTCCATTTATTTTAGTAAAAAATACATCTTGATATCCTGCATATTTTCCCATGGCATAATCAGGAATAGCAATTTGCTCAATATGGTCTTGATCAAAAGCTTCGACTGAAGAAGGTATGCCGGCAGCAACAGAAGTGTCAAAAAAGTTATATTCTTGAATATCACTTGATAGAACTGTCATAATGTTTCCTCTATCAGTTTTAGTTCTGTTCAAAGTCATCCCTGCTGCATTTGCTTTTTCTGCTAACTCTACAAATTTATCAGCAACGAAACTTTTATTGTTTTCCTGTAATTCATCTAAAACTTCTTTCTTTAAATCATAATAATTGTATTCTCTGGAATATCTTGGATCTATATCAGATTTATCAACATTAAAAGCTTTAGCTATTAATTCAGCGTTTTCCATACTGATAGTTGATTTTTCAGTAAAATATCCCGATAGCGTCGTAACAGGAATACCTGTCATATCTGACAATTGTGCTCTTGTGTAGCCATGCGTAATTTTTTTTAAATTGTTAGCGATAATGGAGCGAGCTTTTTTATCTTCTTCTGATAATGGTTTTCTTGGCATGTTATTTTCTCCTCCTTTTTTATTAATAATATCGAATTAAATCAATATAAACAAGTATAAAGTAGTTTTATAACAGTGTTTTTTAATTTAAAAAACGTCAAAAATCGTTGACTGGTAGTATAAACTAGTATAAAATAATTTACATAAACGAAGGAGGAATAAAAATGGAATTACAAATTACTTTGGAAGCAGCTAGAGTTATGATGGGATATTCTTTAAAAGAAGCAGCAAAACTCTTTGATGTTCACCATCAAACCTTAGCAAATTGGGAACAAGATCCGAATAAAATGAAGCAAAAATATGTGCAATTAATACCAGAAATATACCATTTTCCAACAGCAAATATTTTTTTTGGAAGCAAAGACGAGTTTATACGATATAAACTTCATAACGATTCATTTTTAATAAAATAACTTATGAAAAACATATTTATTCATTTTTAAGGAGTGTAATCCATGAAAGAACTAATCAAAGTAACAACAAATGAGGAGAATGAGCAGTTAGTAAACGGCAGAGAATTGCATGAGTTTTTGGAGGTGGCAACAGAATACAAAAAATGGTTTAGTCGTATGGCGGAATATGGTTTTGTTGAAAATATAGATTTCGTAAGGGTGACCCAAAAATGTCCGACCCCTGGAGGAATTCAGAATATTACCGACCATGCAATGAAATTGGACATGGCAAAAGAAATCTCAATGATTCAACGAACAGAAAAAGGAAAACAAGCGCGTCAATATTTTATTGAAGTAGAAAAAGAATACAAACAACAATTACTTGATACTTCAAAGCTAAGTCCAGAACTTCAAATGTTCCAAGGAATATTTAACGCAGTAGCTAAGCAAGAGTTAGAGACAAAACGTCTAGCAACACAAATGGAGAATATTACTGAAATTGTGGCATTGAATACAACTGACTGGCGTAGAGAATGTCGAAAGCTCGTAAATAAAATGGCGGAAACTCAAGGCGGATACGGTGCTTATCAAGAAATTCAAACAGCGATATATGAAGAAGTTGATCGTAGAGCTGGCTCCTCTCTCAAAACTAGATTAACCAATTTACGTAACCGTATGGCTGGCGAAGGTGTTCCAAAATCCAAGCGAGATAAGACAAATAAGTTAGATGTAATCGAAAGCGATAAAAGGTTAAAAGAAATTTATCTATCTGTAGTCAAGGATTTCGCTATTAAGTATGGAGTTTGGAAAGAAAAATAAAATTCGATAGGAGGTTCAGGATTATGGAAGTAATCTTAACGCCTGAAAATGAGGCAGCACTTCGTAGCTACATTCATGAAATCATAACTGATGAAATTTCAAAAGCAAGAAGAGATGCCTCAGTTGATAAACGTGTATTAAAGCAAATAGAGATAGCGAAATACTTCGGAGTATCAACTGCAACTATTCGTAAGTGGGAAGATAAAGGACTTCCATTCGGGCGTATAGGCGATCAAAAATTTTACGACAAAGAAAAATGTAGAGCATGGGTTCTAGCACAATAAAATATCGGGTAAGTGTTCGGAAATAATGACAGTAAAGAAGGGGAATTTATGGACAAACTAAATACAACAATCGTATTCAGTGCGCCAATCATTATTTATCTGCTGAGTGTCTGGGGAAGTAAACAAGCTTTGATCGGGGTAATTGTCTACCTCGTTTGGATGTTCGCAGGGTTAGATGAAGCTGAATATCAAACAAAAAAAAGACACGACCGCCGGCAAGCATAGTCGTGTCAAAAGAAATAAGCTATCAAGGAGAGTTTATCACAATGAATAAAAAAATCCAAAATTTAATCAAAAAGTTAGCGCATGAATGTGCGAATGATGATCTAGGAATGTCAGTTAGTGTAGTCGATGAAAAAGGGGAAGTTGCTCTTGCTCAAGCTGGAAACGATGGCTTGGTTGCATTAAGTGTTTACCAACAATATGAAAAAACAAAATATGACTTGCGGAAGAATAATTGCAATTGCGAAACTCACAGTGCTTTAAGATGTATGTTTGACATTGACGAAGAAGATGCTGAGTTTGAGGAATGGTGCCAGGAATTTCTTAGTTTTGCAGAGAAAATGGACCGCAAGAAAGGTGGTATCAAATTCTGATGATCTCAGTTAAAGGACTAGGCGATGAAATATTCGAAGTAATGATGAATAAAGCGCAACAAGATATCCAAGAAAAAATCTTGACTGCAGCAAGCTATGGACAAACGAGTTGCACTGTTTGTTCAAAAGGATTTACACCATCATTTCTAGCAGCACTAGAAAGCGAAGGTGTTTCAAATATCCAATGTGAAGATGGAAGTGTCAAATTATTTTGGGAATTTTAGGTGATCACGATGAAAGAATTTGATTCTTTAGGCGCCAGACAGCAACCACCAAATGAAGCTAGTCCTGTTGGAGTTGATTGGCAAGAAAATCCGTTATATCCAGGTGATACTTGCTATCTAACAGAAGAAGGTTATGTACCAGTAGACGCAATTCTAGAGTACGTCCAGCAACATTATCCAAAGATTGAATTAGGAGGAATTTAGGAATGGCAAATGATTTAACACAAACAACACAACGTTCATTAGACGAGCAGGTGATTAGTAATCTTGGTCGGTTACAAGAACAGGGCTTAGAAATGCCACCAGGTTACAGTCCACAAAATGCGTTAAAAAGTGCTTTTTTTGAACTCACTAATAATACAGGAGGAAATTTGTTGCAGATGGCTGCAAACAATCAAGAAATGAAAACCTCCATTTCTAATGCACTTTTAGACATGGTTATTCAAGGGTTATCTCCAGCAAAAAAACAATGCTATTTCATTAAATACGGAAACAAGGTTCAGCTAATGCGTTCATATTTTGGAACAATGGCGGTCCTTGATCGTGTAACTGGGGGGGCAGATATTACGCCTGTAGTCGTTCGACAAGGTGATGAGTTTGAAGTTGCAATGGATGGACCAAACATGGTTGTCAAAAAGCATGAAACAAAATTTGAGAATTTAGACAATGAAATCATTGCAGCCTATGTAGTTATCAAGTTAACAAATGGTAAAGAGACCACAACAGTCATGACGAAAAAGCAAATTGACCAAAGCTGGGCGAAGTCAAAAATGAAAGGTTCCGGACCGCAAAAGGAATTTCCAGAAGAGATGGCTAAACGGACAGTAATCAATCGGGCAGCTAAAGCATTAATCAACACAAGCAACGACAACGATTTATTAGTTCAAGCTGCAAAAGATACGTTAGAAAATGAATTTGACAATAATCGGAAAGATGTAACGCCACAAACAGAAAAAGTGGCTACTCTCGAGCAAAAATTCTTTTCAAATAAAAAGATTACTGAACCAATACAAAAAGAACCAGATCCGATTGTGATTCCAGATGATATCCAAAATGAAGTAACTCGAATTGCTGACGTACCTGGCCATCCAGAAATAGAACAAGCACATTTAATCGAAAATGAGGATACCGATCCGATTCAAGAAGAATTATTAGATGTTCCAGATTTCGGACGTGAGGAAGGTGCAGATGATGTCTCAGAATTTGAAGACGATGAGTACCCTTTCTGATGAGAATTATTACTCCAATGAAGCTGACTGGCAGTACATGTCAACATCACAATATAAATCCTTTTTAAAATGTGAAGCCGCAGCCTTAGCAAAGTTGAAAGGCGATTGGGCACCGACGTCGGATCCTAAAGCTTTGCTCGTAGGAAACTACGTACATTCTTATTTTGAGTCAAAAGAAGTACATGAAGCGTTCAAAGAAGAAAATAAATCCAGAATGTTTTCTAGTAGGAAACCGTATGGATTGTTGAAAGATTTCCAAATTGCTGAACAAATGATTGAACGACTTAAACAAGAAGAAGTGTTCATGAACATCTATCAAGGTGAGAAAGAAATGATTGTGACTGGGGAACTATTTGGAACGACATGGAAAGGCAAGATTGATTGCTTGAATGTTGAGGATGAGTATTTTGTTGATATCAAAACAACAAAAGACATGCACGAGCGTAAATGGAACGCAAACTACGGATCAAGAGAAACGTTCATTGTCAATTTTGGTTACGTGCTTCAAATGGCGATTTATCAAGAATTACTTTTCCAACAATACGGGAAAAGTTTTATGCCGATCATCGCTGCAGTGTCCAAGCAGACACCAAGTGAAGCAAGACTGATCACGATTGACCAGGACAATATGGATTATGAGCTGGTTATGTTAAAAGAAAAAATCGAAAGAATTGTCAGAGTGAAGAACGGAGAAGAGAAGCCGAACCATTGCGGTTTATGTGAGTACTGCAGAGGTAATCTTCCAATAACTGGATTCACTAGCATGGACGATTTATAGAACGGTGGTGATTATATGGCAGACAAAGGCTGGATAGCACTTCACCGAAATATCCGAGATCACTGGGTATATCAAGAAAAAAGAGTTTTCTCTAAATACGAAGCGTGGCTAGATTTGCTGATGGATGCCAATCACCAGAATAATAAATTTTTATTTGACGGCCAACTAATAGAGGTAAATCGTGGGGAATTTATTACATCAGTAAGACAGCTATGTGAAAGATGGGGTTGGTCAAACACCAAAGTAAATCGGTTTTTAAAAATGTCGGAAGATGATCAAATGTTGATTCGAAAAAGCGACAGTAAAAAAACTGTTATAACCATTGTCAATTATGACTTTTATCAACGTTACGAATCTAAAGAAACGACACAGAAACGACAGCAAAACGACGCAGAAGCATCACAGAAACACACAAACAACAATGATAAAACAATGAATAACAATGTAAACAATAATAATCCTCGTACCTCTCGAAAAAAACGAGAGTACGCAGATGACGATCCAAATAAAAAATTGGCCATTCTTTTATTAAAACTCATTCGAAAAAATCAAAACATCAAGGAACCTGATTTGGATAAATGGGCGAATACGATTCGTTTAACAATCGAGTCTGACAAACGAACTGGAAAAGAAGTTCAAGACATGATTGTTTGGGCCACAAGTAATGATTTCTGGTCAGGTGTGATCTTATCTCCAACGAGTTTGAGAAAACATTTCGATAAAATGGCTATCCAAAAAAATAAAAGAACGCAACAAAATATTTCTAATGATGAGTTACCAGAAACAGGTGAGGATTGGTAATGGATAAAAAACTAAGTGCAATGGCTGCACCTTACGGCGGTTTAAAAACAGCAGATCATAATTGCCCAAAATGCGGTGATCCATTGTATATCTGGAAAACAAAAAATAAGGATGGTACTGATCGCTGTGGTCCCACATGCATCAATAAACTTTGTGGCTATCGTGAAATGGTGACGAAGAATCAGAAGGAAGCCATCAAAAAAGCGAATGAAGCTAGAAAGAAAGACGCGATTAATCGAATGCTTAATAGCTCAATGATTACAGATGATGCAATATGGGCCTTCGATTTTGATGGATACAAAGTAGTGGATCAGGAAACAGCGCAAATAAAAGCGATGGCTCAAGAATGGGCTAAAAAAATTGTAAATGGTAGCACGATTCATGCAGTGATAACCGGTAGAACAGGAGCCGGCAAAACCCATCTAGGCGCTGCAGTGATTAAAGAAGTCATGAGGGCATCTAATTTTAAAATTGCTTGTTCATTTATCAGTTATCGAGAACTTTTAGAACAGTTGAAATTCGCAATGAATGATCCAGAAGCAAGAAAAGCTGTGACAGGTTCGCTGATGGCTGAGATAAAGAAATCAGATTTCGTGGTAATCGACGATCTAGGTGCGGAGCTAGGAAGAATGGAAGAAAACAATCAAGCAACGCCATACGATGTCGATGTTCTCACATCGCTCACAGAAGCTCGTCTAAATAAAGCAACAATCTTTACAACCAATTTATCATCAAAGCAATTAAAACACGCATACGGCGAGCGAGTGTTCTCTCGTGTAATGAACGGGACAAAAGGAAACATAGCCGTATTCAAAACAACAACAGACAAAAGGAGGAATCCAGTTTGACCTTTGTAGTGAAAAAAATGTGCTACTTAGATAGCCGAGGACGAGGAGAAGCCAGTGTCGAGTTTGCTAAACATCATATGACTAAAGAAGAGGCTGACCTTGTTGCAAGTGTTTGTGGCGGCGAAGTGGTCGAAGTTATTAAACCCGAACGCCGATTTTCAAAACCTAAGACAAAGCCAGTGAAAAAAGAGTGTTGTTGTCCGAAAAGTAACCAAGCATGGATGAGAGGTGCAAAATGACTTGTTTTAAATGCAACGATGAAACAGTTATTTGGTATAAGACATCGCTTGGATGGTCAACTTGTGAACCTTGTCCAATATGCAATGAAAATGGACGACGTTCGAAAGAGCGACTCGAAAGACTAAAGAAGGAGCATAGCAAATGGCAACAAGAAGCAAATACGGAAACAAAAAGCACGAAGTAGACGGCATCACATTTGATTCAAAAGCAGAGGCTCGTTATTACATGAAGCTAAAACGAAACGGTATGAGTTTCATGCCGTTATCCGAAACTTACTGTGCCATGCAAGAAAATGTTCTGCTGCAAGAAGGTTATCTATGCAATGATCGTAAGATTGCACCGATTTATTATAGAGCCGATTTTGTAATCTATGAAAATGGCCAAGTAAAAAAAGTGATCGATGTGAAAGGTTATCAAGACGCAATCTCTATGCTGAAGATGAAGATGTTTGCTCATCGATACGGTTTTCCAGTGACGTTTGCAAAATTCGATTCAAAAATCAATAAGTTCATTGAAATGGACTGCTTTGAATCAGCAAGACAGCAGCGGAAAAGACAAACGGAACGAAGAAAAAAGAAATTAATGGAGGCAAATTGATGGTTGAGGATATTTTAGAGGGTTTGATGTGTGAAGGTTGTTACAGTTTTATTGATGGTGAAGCGCCAGGATATCCACGTCTTTGTGAAGACTGCCAAGAATAATTAAATATTTCGGAGGGAAAATAAAATGACAAAACAAGTAAATTTCAGACCAGAATTGAAGAAAGTGACATCAAAATCTAATGGAAACACAGAAGTATTACTAGTTGTTAGCAATGGATCGCTGAGAGGTAGCACTGAAAATCTAACTGAGTTTCTTGGATCAACAGTGACTGTAGTAATTCAACCAGAAACAATCGAATACACAGTGCCAGTAAACAAACAAACGAAGAAACCAAATATTGAATACGTTGTGAATTCAGATGGCACAATCGAAATGCTCAAAGAAGAGCAGACTTCACTTGATGTCGGTGATAGCGTAGAAGAAGTTGAAAATATTGAATTCCTTGTATCAAAAGAAACCGTTGATGAATTTATTAAAACAGCAACGACATTGCAACTACCAGAAAACGTAACTGTAAATATTCGAGACGTTCTTATTCGTTTAGCCGAAGGCGATAGTATGAATGAAATTGCTGCGGATCATGAATTATCAGAAACTGCTTTAATTGATCAAATCGAATTAGCGAGACAATACTTTGCTCCATACGCAGATAGCTGGTCTAAACATAAGGATGACATCATTTTTCCAGAGAAACAATGAGAGCAACTGATCCAGTAATTATCCTTGAGGAAGCCAAATTTATTTGGACTCACGAAGAGACAGAGCAAGCACGCTTGCTCTTTTCTCAAGGAGTTAAGCCGAGCAAAGTAGCTGAAATAATGGATCAAAAGATTCTTGATGTCGGATTGCTTTTGCTCCATCTAGCAGAAAAAAATTTGATTTGAGGTGAAAATGATGATTCAACTTGCAGGCATCCAAACAGGGAAAATTTATTTTTCCGGAGAAAGCAAGAGTGAGGCAAGCCAGTGGTTGCTTAAAACATATACGAACAATAAGAAGCTAAGAAAAAAAAATCCTGATGCGTTGCTAAAGGATGATCAGATTATGCCAGAACCGATGATTTTGACAAGCAAGGAGAGGAGCTGAAAAAACCAGCCGCTTGGGCTGGAATTGCTATTTCTTTTTAATAACGAGTTTTTCTAAATTTAATTCATTCGCACGAGTTTGCGTCCAATAATCAGAATAATATTTTAATTGTTTAAGAGCAGGGATATTGTCTTCGGTAAAATAAGAAAATAATTCAGGGGAATTTTTTATATTTAAAAATTCTAAATCAGTTTCTTCAAATCGTTGATTAATTAATTCAATCAATTTAGTTTTATTCAATGTTGATCACCTTTAGTTTTATATTTCGATTAAATACATCGATAAGGGTATTATAACAAACAAAAATATGATTTAGGGATCTTACAAAAATAATAAAATTTTTTCAAAGAGATGATTTAAAGTGAACAATAAAAATTGGCCATCACGTATAAAATAGTAAAAATCGAACGATATATATTCCGGAAAGGATGTTTGTATGGGAAAAACAAAATCGAAAATCAAGAAGAAAAAACGACGTTTGGAACAAAAGGCAATCCAGAATGGAACGGCTAAGAAAAAATAAAAAAGCTACCCCTTTCGAGATAGCAGCGCAATACTATTTTATCATATAAGGGGTGGCGTTTGTGAGATTTCAATGGTTAAAAGATTACCAAGAACTAGATGAGCAGATTCTTTACTTAAAGTGGAATCTTAATAAAAGTAAGCTTGAATTGAATCGATGGGTCTGTGGTGATTTAGCAAACGTCCGCATCGAAAAGAATTCGAGAACTTCTTCTTTAGAAGAGAATATTCAAAAGATAGAAAATGAATTGGAATTGTTGATCGAGCAAAAAGAAGAAATGTTATTGCTGATAGATAGCTTTTCTGGTATTGATAATCAAATTGTTAAGATGAAATATGTTGACGGAATGAAGCTGGAAGACATCGCAGAGGAAATCGACTACGCTCCATCGTATGTTAGACAGCGACATGCAGAAATAAGAAAAACTCTGAATTTTATAGACGAGTATGAGCAAAGACGTGCTGATCGATGTAAAAAAGAAAGTGAAATCGAGTTCTACAATAGCGAGAAGTACAAAGAACAACTCTCTTTATTCTAAAATTACAATGTTCACTAAATGTTAGGTCATTGTAGCTATGTAAACATTGTTAGCAGCATGATATTCTATTAGTGTCAAAAAAATATGAAAGAGCCAAGATATCCCAACCGTTTTATTAATTGGTATCTGTGGCTCTTTTCTATTGCCTTTGATTAGACAGCAGCGCACAAAAAACTAAACACGTTCTTGTCGTCTTTCAACTGCTGCTGTCTATTAAATTATTTAAGGAGGGGATTGTATGCATCATTATATTACTAAATATCAAGATGAAAATGGAAAATTGAGAATTGTATCATGGTTACAAATTAATCTATTTAACAAATCTTACTGTTTTTCAAAAAAAGAGCTAGCTGTCCCTAAAGACAACTAGCCGTAATCTTATTTTTTGGTCCATTTGTTTCCTGGCTTAGAAGTTGGAGGAAGTCTGTCTCCTTTATCGATAGTAGCATTATGACCTTTAGGAACATTTCCTCCTTTTGGACCAACTTCTTTGTACTTACCGGCAGGCTTATTATCTATCATCCGTTGCTGTCTATTAATTTATGTATTGGAGGGAAAGCTGATGGAATCAAAATATGATAAAGCAAATCTTGTATCTAACGATGAAAGTGAGAACTCAAGTTTTTTTGTAAAAGCAAATTGGAGCATTGATTTACCAGAAGGGGATATCAACGCTCCAATAGCAGAATCTATAAAGTATAATCCTTCCACGGCAAAGCCTGATAAGGAACATTAGAAAGGAATCTTACGATATCTGTTCTACCATGATATTTCATTTTCCTATGTGATTGTTCAGCTAAAATAATAGGTCGCGGGAAATTGCTTGGAGCGCTAGTTCTAACTTGTTCTCTATTAGAAGAAGAAATTACACCATTTTTAACAAGAACAACTGTAAATGTGACGCCTTGCTCTTTAGTGATAGCAGCAGTAATTTTCATAGGTTCACCACCTTATCAGCTATTTCAGTAGACCACTTACCGATAAGAAAATTATACCAAAGAAAGGAATGTAAAAAATGAACACGGAAAGAATTGTTTTAGAAGCAGAAGAAAAAGAATTTATTGAAACGGTTATTAGTTTTGTAATTGAGAAAGGCTGGACGATTTCTAATTTGCAAAATGCTGTATCAAAAGCGGAAGATTATATGAAAAAAAATGCCACATTAACAGAGCTGACAATTGGTATGCCAGCTCAAACTAAAGATTAATAGAATCTATATTTGTATTGCCCACCACCACGAACAATCAAATACCATCTACCAGGACCACTGACTGTGATATTTACCGGTGTTCTAGTGTAATGTCCGCCGTAGTACTTAAATTTTTGACCAGAGTTCATTTTTCTGTAGTTCGTAGAATCGACCAAAAATACATCTGCGGTATGTTGAAGTTCTACTCTTACAGATAATGAACCGCTGGATTCAGCATAAGGAACCTGCACCATGTTTTTCACCTCCTTATCGGCTATTTCAGCGGACCACTCGCTGATAACTAAAATTATACGCTTAGGTCATTGGAAAAAGCTGATAGTGAATTTGCAGAAAAATACAATTTAACTAAATAATTAAAAAGGTGGGTGAAGAGAAATGATGGCGTTAATAATTTCAATTTTTGCGCTCTGTCTTAATGTCTATATGATTGGATTTAAAAATGGGCAAAATAAAAAATAGTAGCAGCCAAGAATAATTTTATAGTGTCACTGTGGCGGAAGTAGAGAGACGCAAAGGTGGAGGTAGGAAGCGTATGGCGCACTATCGGGACCTTGTACAAAACTAGAAAGGACTAGTACGTGAGTGGTGCGATTCCACTCCAGTGACTTTAAGCAACCGAGGGGGGTATGAACTCGTGTGGTGCGAGCCCTAGGGAGGAACAGGATAACCGCCTGTGTGTAGGTTGCTATTACATATTAGATCACTCATTGAGTGGTCTTTTTATTTTGAAAGGAGTTTTATCTATGAATGATTTTCATGAAGCGGTACTTACTTTTGATGTTCCAGCGGGTATGGGGCAAGTTTATAAAAAAGCGATTGAAGATGACAATAGTAGACGTTGGATTAAAAATGAAATAAAAGATGCCGATGGAAATATTGTGATTAGCGATATCAAGCCAAGCTGGAATGGCAACCACTGTAGCGTCAGTATTGATGATAGCTTGACTATTGAAAAATATTCCGGAGCAATAATTGATAGAACAGGACGCAAAACTCACCTAACCATAGCATTGATTTCTAGGACCTTACCGAATTTAAAAGAACAGGTTGAATGGTATGAGCGGATGGGCGCAAAAGTAATCAGTACAAATTACAAAGGAGAGAATCAAAATGGCAATGATCAAAATTAGAACATCCATCACAGGAACAGAGTATTGGGATTCAGAAAAGAAAAAGACTGTTGTAGTTCCGAAAGGGCAAGAACCTAAATTTGATACAAGTGAACAGACAGATATGACTGTAGTTTCCAAGGCAATCGTTGGTGATGGTGTCTTGTTCAAGAGTGGTGAAGAAATTCATTTATCGGGAGAAGAATTAGATAGCGATGGAAACACCGCTGCTGACTTTGATGGAGAAAAAGTTACCGATGATCAGTTTGATGGAACAACAGATGAGTTGGAAGATATGACTGCAAAAGAATTACGTGCATATGCTAAGAAACATGGCATTGATATTCCTGGTGCTGTCCGTGCAAAAGGAGACATCATCCATCTTATTCGTGAAGCAGAATGAAGTACTGTCAGTTTGACGGATGCACGAACAAGATAGTAAAGGGTATCTACTGTACTGAACACAAGAGATCAAGCAGATCACGCAAGAAGAAGCAGCAAGCAAAGTCTGTTTATCATCATGAGAACAAACCATTCTATCGAACGCAAGCATGGAAAGATATGCGCCAATTTATTTACGAAAGAGAAGGTGGCCACTGTCAGCGATGTGGTCAGTTCATCTTTGGAAAGAGGGCACACGTCCATCACATCGTGCCAATCAAAGACAATGAATTGCTTAAGCTTGATCAAAACAATCTCATGCTTTTATGTTCAAAATGTCATCCAATTGTTGAAAACGAAACAGAAGACAAAAAAGTTTTTCCTTCGTATTTTAATTAACCCCCCCTATCCATTTTCAAAATTTTTTCGCGTGGGGAGATAGGGTAGCGGGGAGTCACGCGCATCGTTAGGTCAAATTTTTCAAAAAACAAAGGGGGGTGTATACAAGTATGACGACTAAAGCGCAACGTAAAGCGATTGTTGATGAAAAAGTAAGTGCTGAAAAAGCTCGTATTTTAAAAATAATGAATTTGTCTGATTTGTACACCATCACTCTTGATCCATTAATCGAATCATATTTGGATATTTTTGAAATTTACCAACACAAATATCTTTTGTGGAAGGAAAAAGGCTTTCCGGAGACGCAAAAATTCACGAATAAATCAGGTGCCACTAATCAATCGAAGCATCCATTGGCGCAGCAAGTAGAAACTTGGTCAGATAAGAAAATGAAAGCTCTAGATTTGTTGGGGCTAACGAATAAGGCTAAAACTGGTAGACAAATAACTGGCGGATCGACTGCAAGAAAAGATGAAGAAATTACACGTCCAGAAGAAAAGCCAGTAGATGAACTAGCAGCGCACAGAAACAAATGGCGTAAGAAGGCAGGTACTGAAAAATGATCGAACCTGGTGTAAATTATGCCGATTTATTTGCAAAAGAAGTAAGAAAGAAACCTGGGAAATATCCTAAAACTGTTCGTTTGGCAGTGGATCGTTGGTATCGGTGGAAAAAACGTAAAGATATTTGGTTTGATGTAGATCGTGCGAATGAAATGATGGACTGGGTTGAGTCGTTTATTGTTCACACAAAAGGTGAGATGGTTGGAAAGCCATTCATTTTAGAACCTTGGGAAAAATTTATTTACTCGTGGATGTATGGATGGGTTAAAGAAAATGAAAAAGGGCAAATTGTCCGTGTTACTCGTGAAGCGTATGTCCAAATCCCTAAAAAGAACGGTAAAACATTGATTGCTGTCGGTTCATTAGGCTATGCAATGTATGGAGAAGGTGCTTTGTCAGTCGATTGTTATGCATGCGCTTCTGACTTTGCTCAAGCTCAATATGCTGCCAAACCTTTTGCAGTTACAATCTTAAACAATCCAATCCTACTTGAAGGAACTAAAATATTTAGGGGGCCAAAGGGAACTGTTTCTAGTATTACTTATGACTATATTTATGAAGGTATGGCTTACTCAAATAAATTTATTGTTCAAACCAAGAATATTGATAATATCGAGGGATCCAATCCATATTTTGTATTGAACGATGAATTGCATAAACAGGAGAAAATGGAACAGTATGACAATTTTAAGTCTGCTCAGATATCTTTACCACAGCCATTGATGTTTAATATCTCAACTGCTGGGAAAGGTTCATCGTCTGTTGGAATGCGCGTATATCGTGAAGCAAAAGAAGTGTTGAAACGTGATGATAATGATTCGAACTTTGTTCTAATCTATGAACCAAATAAAAACTATGATTGGACGGATAGAAAAGTTTGGGAAATGTGCAATCCTAACTGGGGAATATCAGTTGATCTTTCCGCCTTGGAGTCAGCGTTTAAAACGGCACAACGTTCAGCTCACTCCAAAGCTGAATTTTTAACGAAGCATTTAGATGTATTTGTGAATGGGGCAGATAATTTCTTTGAACAAGATCAAGTTGAACCTTGTTTAGTTCAATCGGCAGAACTAGGCAACTTAATTGGTGAACCTTGTTACATCGGCTTGGACTTATCACGAACAAAAGATTTAACCTGTGTATCGCTGAATTTTCCAACGTGGGATGAAGATGGCAAAGCAATTCTGAAAGTGAAACAGCTTTATTTTATTCCAAATGAAAATTTAGACTTTCGCGAAAAAGAAGATAACGTTCCATATCGTGAATTATCCGAACAAGGATTTGTTGAATTCTGCGACGGAAAACAAATTGATCAAGAACAAATTTTACAATATATCGAGGACTGCATGGATTTATACGATATTCAACAGATAAACTATGATCCAGCGATGAGCGAAAAGCTAGTTGAAAAATTTGAAAATCTTGGACTTGAATGTGTAGAAGTTTCGCAGTATCCAAGAGTGTTAAATTCACCGTTTGATGATGTCGAACGATTATTTTATGAACGAAGAGTCTTATTTGATAATCCGTTGCTGCTTTATTGCACCTTGAACGTAGTAGCAATTACCAACATGAATGGTCAAAAAGGACCAAGTAAACGGCAATCCAAAAAGAAGATTGATGGATTTGTCGCTTTTTTGTGTGCCCATAAAGAGACAATGAATCAGATGAACGATATTAATTCAGATGATTTGGATGATTACCTTAGTTCCATCTATAGATAAATAGAAAGGCGGTGAGAAATATTGAAATTACGTGATCGGTTATCGAATGCAGTCTATTCCTTTATGGAAAAGCGTGGGTACATCGATGATATTTTTGGGAGAACAACTAGATATGGACAACGTTATGTAAATGATAGTTCCATCATGGAATCCTCCGACGTCTATGAATTAGTTCAAGACATATCGAATCAAGTAGCACTTGCGACACCAGTTGTTATTGGTCCAGATGGCAATGAAGTAAAAGACCATCACTTGCTCAAAATTTTACAACGACCAAACGATTATTTGACAGGCTTCGAATTCACGAAGCTAGAGACAAATACTTTGTTGATTAATGGAGAAACATTCCCGTTGACAGATCGTGATCAACTCCATTTGGCATACGGTGTAACTACAAAAATCAATGAACGACTTCAAGAAGAATTTGAAATGAATGGACAAAAAATACCTGGTCAAATGATTCGACATATTAAGAACATCGGAACTGATTCATTAAAAGGTGCTGGAATAATTGACCTTGCAAGAAACACTCTGGAAGGCGTTCTGAGCGCTGAAAAAGTTTTGACGGACAAATATACTAAAGGTGGTTTACTCGCGTTCATGCTTAAACTGGACGCCCACATCAATCCAAATAATAGCGCTCAAACGAAAATTGTCAAAGCTATATTGGATCAACTGGAAGGAACGCAAAATGACAGTGATCATTCTGTTAAGATGATTCCTCTGGGAAAAGGATATTCCATCGAGACGTTAAAAAGTCCTGTTGATGACGCGGCTATTTTGAACTATTTAGGTGTTTATAAAAAAGACTTAGGTAAATTTTTAGGAATCAATGTTGATACGTATCAATCGTTGATGAAAACAGACATTGAAAAAGCGATGATGTATCTGCATAACAAAGCAATCAAACCAATATTGAAGAACAAGAGCGAACATTACACCGCTCTTTTTTTTATGCCAAATTCTGGCTATCGGGTGGAATGGAAAATCAACATCTTGGATTTTGTTCCTTACTCAACAAAAACAAATATTGGATACAACATTGTTCGTACTGGGATTACAAGCCCAGATAATGTGGCAGAAATGCTTGGTTTCCCTAAACAGAACACTCCAGAAACACAAGCTATTTATATTTCAAATGATTTATCTAAAATCGGCAAGAAGCATGCAACAGATGATTCTCTGCCTACGAATAACCAGAATTTGAAGGGAGGTGATGGAAATGAAGAAGAAGGAAATTCGAACGATTGACATCACCGATCTTTCAACACGTTCTGATGAAGAAACACAAGCAAGAACGATTAGTGGTTATGCAGCAGTTTTTAATAGTCCAACAAGATTATGGGAAGACTTGGACGAAGTGATAGCTCCTGGTGCTTTTTCAAGAGCTGTTAGCAGTTCCGATGTTCGATGTCTTTTCAATCATGATTGGTCCAATGTATTAGGACGCACAAAAAGCGGCACACTACGTCTATCGGAAGATGAGCGTGGGTTAAAATTTGAAGTTGATCTTCCGGATACAACAGTTGCTAGGGATTTGATCAAATCGATGGAACGTGGCGATATCAATCAATGCAGTTTTGGATTCATACCAACTGAAGAAACATGGGATTACAACTCTACACCAATGCTTAGAACAATTCACGAAGTGGAATTGTATGAAGTTTCTATCGTGCCGTTACCAGCATATGAAGATACCGAAGCCGCTTTAAGAAGTAAGGAAGACTTAGAAAAAGTAGTCGAAAAAAGAAAAAAATTAATCAAAAAAATTAATCAAGCGTTAGAAGCTTAG